CACTATCATCAAATCAAATTACAACGACGACATGAACATAGATATTAGAAGTAACAAATGCTTATATGTAACTATTGGACAAAAAATGTTTTACATAGATGACTCTACTGATGAGGCAATTATAGAGTCTTGGAATGTTTGTAGAGTTTGTGGAACAGCTTTAGGTATGGATTGTGGAGATGCTGAGCCTGACTACAATGATGAATATTGTAGCGAAGGTTGTTATAAGTCCAAAGATTTAACATTTTATGATGAGGAATTATGAGTGGAATAAAAAGAACTTTAGAGGAAACATGGTACGAAAACGCAGGTAGAATGGAACTTCATTGGATGGAGCAAGAATATTTTAATTATATTGCCTGCCCTAAAAACAAAAAGAATGATAAACTTATTCAAGAACAAGAAGAAGTCTCATATCAAGAAAGTGAAAGACCATATATTCGACATGCACACGAAAATGATTTCGGAACTGAAAGATTTGCACATGCTAGACGATCTAGATTTACATCAAAAGATGGTGGAGATGAGACAGAAGAGCAAGAGATTAAATGAACTTAAAAAATATTTAAGATTGATTTTAATGTAAAAAGCTTGCGTTTTAATAAACTAAAATTTAATTTTGTTAACAATGGAACAAACATTTGAACAAGCACAATACGAGTGGCTATTGGATAAAATGCCTAAACTAAGGGCTAAAATAGCCAAGTTAGAGTACGAACTACATATGGCTGAAAAGCAACATGAGTACGACAACATGATTATCACACAAAAATCTGAAATCATTGAGGAAAACTTTGAAACCATGAGAAGATTGGAAGACCAAGTTGATAAACTCTTAACACTAATTAATGGAAAATAGAGACTATAAACTGAAAGTGATTTGGAACTGCCAAGATACTGCAGATAAATTCATATTCTTAGACGATAGCGAACAGTATTTCTTCCCTAAACTAAAGTTAGAGAAGGTAGGTGATAAGAAATATGAGCTTTTGTACACCACATCAGACATTTACAGACCTGTAGAGGACGTTTTGGTGGACTATGCATATGAAAACACATTAAAAGAGTTATCGTACATCTTATCTTACTCAGATGCGTTTGATAAAATGGAGAAACTCAAGAATGACGATTCAGTTAGCGAAGGCATACTGAAAGCGAGTCAAGAAAGGCTTGATATTTTAAAAACAAAAACACAAACACATATTAATGAAATCAAACTAAATTATGAAAAAACTACAAAATTTATTTCTCCCTCTTGAAGGCGAATACTTAGAGGTTCGAGAGGGTAAAGGAGGGTATCAAGGTAAAAAGAACATTCTTATTTACAAAGACGCACGTGTTGACATGAATATACTTGACAAGGTTGTTGGCTCAAGCAACTGGCAAAGAAAACACTACGAGGTTAAGGGTAACTTATATTGTAGTGTTGGAATTTATGATGAAGATAAATCTGACTGGGTGTGGAAAGATGATGCTGGAGCTCCTAGTAATTTTGAAAGTGAAAAGGGAGAGTCTTCGGATTCTTTTAAAAGAGCATGTACAAATTGGGGAATCGGCAGAGAACTTTATACGGAAGCATATAGGGGAATCTCTATAAGCATGGCTCCAAGTGAGAGAACATTTGGCTGGTACGTAACAAATCAAATTGTTGACGCTAAAGTTGTCGGCGTGGGTATTTATGATAACAACGGTAATGCTAGGTTTAAGAAAAAGTATGATGAAGGTTTGAAGAAATGGGTTGAAGTAAAATTATAATAATTTAAAAATGGAGAATTTAACTCATAACAAAACAAAATTTTCAAAAATTGAGATGTTGTCTGCTAAAAGGGGATATTTTGTGGACAATAGCGGACAAATGTTTACGCCTAATGGAACTTTAGTGCAAACAAAAAACAGACAAGGTTATATAAAGTGTACAGTTTCTGTAAACGGAAAAAACAAAACACTAACAGCCCATAGGCTTGTGGCGTACAATAAATACAAGGATAAAATATATGAAGCGGGAGTTGTTGTTCGGCACTTAGATGGAGACAAACTAAATAATAAAAATGACAATATAGTTCTTGGTTCCAACAGAGAAAATTCCATGGATGTTCCTTCTAAGGAAAGACTTGCAAGGGCTGTAAATGCATCTAAAAAAACAATTAAATACGATGCAGATGAAGTCTATAATTTTTATATCGAGTGCGGAAAGTCAAGAAAAAAGACTCAAGAGCACTTTAATATCTCTAGCGGAGGTACACTACACTATATATTAAAAAACAGAAAAATTAGAAGAGCATGAGTAAAATTTCATTTGATAACTATCTCTTTAGATGCTCGTCCTTAGGCAAGTTGATGACGTACCCTGAAAAGGATACGTTGTCGGCTGGTCCTAAAACTTTCTTGGGGAGCATATTCAAGGAAGAATTGTTTCAGAAGTCATCTACAGTTCGATCTAAATATCTAGACAAGGGACTCATAGTAGAAGATGAATCAATATATATGTACGGAAACTTCATTGGTAAGGATTATAAAAAAAATGCAGAAAGATTTGACAATGAATTTATCACTGGAGAACCTGATATAATAGACGAAGAACTTATAGATATTAAATCGTCTTGGGACTATAGCACATTCCCTTTGACCGACAAAGAGGTGCCAAACAAAGATTATTATTGGCAGATGCAAGGATACATGGCTTTAACCAACAAAGAAACATCAAAGCTAGTTTACTGCCTTGTAGATACTCCTGATGAAATAATATTTCACGAGATGAGGGTTGTGGAGAGAAAGCTAGGAGTCATGGAACTCCCAAAGAATCTTGAGCAAGAAATATGGGATGGTCACAAGTATGGTGAAATGCCTATAAAATACAGAATTAAAGAGTTCGAAATTGAAAAGAACGAAAACGACATTGAAAAAATCTACAATAGAGTTAAGCTATGTAGGGAATATTTAAACGACTTAACACAAATTTTAATTTAATTTTTTTATTATGGGAAAACCAATTTCAAAAAAGAGTATCGCATTTAGTGTAAATGCATTAGGAGATTTTGTACGACAAAATCCAAGTCAGGTAACTGATCATGAAAAGTACGGAAAACAAATTTGGCTTGACTTAAACGTATGGGAGGATGGCTCTGAGTCTATCTCAGCATACAGCAAAGAGCAAAAGACAAGTGTAAATTTGGGAAAAGTATTTCCTCCTAAAGATAATGGACAAATGAGTCCACAAAAAGCTTCAGTTGTAGCGCAAACCGTTACTGCTGATGATGACTTGCCTTTCTAGTTTTGTTTATTTGATTTTTGATTAATAACTTGAATGACACAAGGGGACTCTTGGCAAGTGAGTCCCCTATTCAAGACAATTCTAATTTAACACACATTAAAATGAAACAAGAATATTTTGAATTTTTAGATGAAAGTAGTAAAGCATCAATAATAATTGAAGTATGTAATGATATATTTGGTCTTGGATATAACGTACTGTCAGATACAAAAACTAGACGTAGAGAAATTGTAGAAAGAAGACAAATAGCTATTTATATTCTTAGGCACCACACAGAATTAAGCCTTTCAAGTATAGGGGGCATTTTCGGTAAAGATCATGCTACAATATTATATGCTGTACGCACAATAAAAGACCTTGTTCAGGTAGATAAAAAAATAATGTACTACGTGGTTAGTATAAAAAATAAAATCAATTCCATATTCCCAGTATTGGATATACCACAAAAAACAGTTTATGAAGAACTAGTCTCTGCTAAAAATTTAAACAACAAATTAATTAATAGGCACATAAACACTAAGTCTGAAATTAAAAGAATAAAAGTTTTTATCAATAATCTACCAGTGACTCATCAAAAAAACTTCAAGAGATGGATGGCTCATTCATAACGATAGATAGAAAGATACTTGAGTGGGAATGGTATGAAGACTTGAAGACGTTCAAGTTATTCATTCACTGTTTACTCAAGGCAAATTGGAGAGATAAAGAATGGAAAGGCTTTAAGGTTAATCGCTCAACCTTTATAACTTCCATTCAAACTCTCTCTAATGAGACTGGATTATCTGTAAAAGAAGTCAGAACTTCACTTAAAAAATTACAGAAGACAGAAGAGATAAAAGTCGAAAAAAGGGCAAACCTATTTAGCCTCATAACTATCTGTAAATATGATGATTACCAGTCAAAGAAAAAAGATGGGGGCAAACGAGGGGCAAACGAGGGGCAAGCTAAGGGCAAACGAGGGGCAACTACTAAAGAAGATAACAAGAATAATAATAGTAACAATAATAACAATATAGTTGATGTCGTATATAGGGATATCGATGAAATTCGTCATCGTCTGCTTGAAAACGATAAATATAAAAATGCCTTAGTCACAAAGTTTAAATTTACTGAACAGCATCTTGAAAATTTATTCACTGAGTTTAATCTTCATCTTGAAACTGTGAATGAAAGCTCTAAACTTGAGAGTGATTACACCAGACACTTTTTGTCTTGGTTTTGCAAACGATACAACTACGACCCTAGAACAGGAAAACAAAAATCAATACACAGAAGTGCATTATGAAAACAATAGAATGGAATCAAATTGACTTAAAAGGAAAATCATCTGGGCAGATAAAAACAAAATGTCCGTTGTGCACTCCTGATAGGAAGAACAAACAAGACAGAAGCCTAAGTGTAAACGTTGCTAAAGGATTAGCAAAGTGTCATCACTGTGAGGCAATATCAATTCGTGATGATGGCAATACTATAACAGATAAAATCTACAAGCTACCAGAACAAACCTGGACAAACTACACAAAATTATCTGATTTCATAGTTAAGTTTTGCGAATCTAGAGGGATCAATCAGTCTACTCTCAAGGAATTAAATGTAACTCAAGAAGAATATTTTCAACCACAGGCAGGTAAAAAAATGAACAACATAGTGTTCAATTATTTTGAGGGAGATACTTTGGTAAACAAAAAATATCGTTCTGGAGGTAAGCACTTTACACAAACGGCACAGACAAAGCCTATATTCTACAACATAAACTCTGCTATCGGTCAGAAGGAAGTGTTTATAGTTGAGGGAGAGTTTGATGTATTGGCTATGCATCAGTCTGGATTCAAGAACACAATCAGCATTCCAAATGGAGCAAATGACAATGATGACTATTGGATTAACTGCGAGAAGTATCTACAAGATATAGAGAAGTTTTATATTGGAACAGATAACGATGCTAAAGGCGAGGCTGTAGCTGAAAAGATAGCACAACGACTTGGAAGATACAGATGTGTTCGCATACTATTCAAGAACAAGGATGCAAACGGAGATTTGGTTGAAGGAAAAGAAGACTTGGTTAGGGAGTCAGTCTCAAATGGAAAGAGATATCCTGCTTCAGGAACATTTACAATTCAAGATTTAGCGGGTGGTATACACGATCTGCACATAAATGGTCTCCCTGAAACTTTGTATCCTAAGCACAGATGTTTTGGGGACTTGAAGGAGATTTTCTCTGTAATGCGTGGACACCTAGTAGTTGCTACTGGTATCCCATCTCATGGTAAATCAAACTTTACAGAGTGGTATGTAATGAACTTAGTTCGTGACTACAACATGAAAGCGTCTTTCTTTTCTCCCGAACATTCTCCAATGTCACTACACCAAACCACATTCATTGAGAAGTTTTTTGGTACAAACTTTTGGCAAGAAAATCCAAACAGACCTAGAGTAACCAAAGACCAGATTGATAGATATGTTGAATGGGCAAACGAAAGGATCTACATAACTGCTCCAGACAAAGGAGATATTCCTACGTGGAGTTGGATTATGGAAAAGTTTAAAGAACAGATGTTTATCTATGGGGTTGATATTTTTGTTATAGATGCATTTAACAAGATTGACTATGACAAATCAAACGATAGCGAATTATCTAAAATTAAGAAGGTTCTGACCCATCTAACTATGTTCGCTCAGATGAATAACGTTATTATATTTCTAGTCGTGCATCCAACAAAGATGCGAAAGAACGAACATGGGGTATATGATATGCCGACTCTTTATGACTGCAGTGGTTCTGCGGATTTTAGAAATCAGACTCATGATGGTTTTTCTATTTTCAGATACTTTGAAGACGATGCCATCCACAGTAAAAACGATGTAGAGTTTAAAGTTCAAAAAATTAAAATGAAGTTTCAAGGAGAAATGGATGCAAGTTTATTTTTTAGATACGACATTGTCTCTGGAAGATATTATGCCAAAGACCAAAACCCTCCAACATTCATATTTGACAGAAAAGAAAACGATATTCTGAACAGAACTATAAGTCAAGCGTTTGAAATAGAAAATAATGATTTACCGTTTTAATTATAAAAAAAAATGGGAAGACCAAATAAAATTAAAAAATCAGACTTCAGTCCAACAAAGCAACACCTTAATGCTATGGCGTATTGTATTGCAAATGGAATAAAGATTTATCCTGAAATGATTAAGGATAATAAGTTTTTGTTAAACATAGAGATAAATCAAAACAAACTAACAAAGCATGTGCAATCCACAAAGAAATATGATCAACACGAGCTACTGGAGCCGACTTACGAGATATATTTAACTTATTTCAAGAGGATGGTTGATGAACAAACTTTAAAAAAAAGTGAAAATAATTACTTAAGTTTTAAAAATAATATATAATTTTGATAACATGAGAAAAAATAATCTGTTTCTTAGAGAATATAATAAAATAAAACAACCCATGTATGATATACATACAATTGATGTTTCTTCATTTTGCGACAGGGTTGTTGGATATTCAAGCAAATCTGATACAGAGAAACTTGATGCTCTATTAGAGCTTGACTCAATGCTTTATACTGAGCTTGGTATATCTTCATCACTAAAAGATAAAAGAGAAACCAAAAAAAAATCTAGAATTATTTACAGAGCTATTAAATCATTTAACAAGAGTCTTGGGGATTCTTTTCTGCAACATATGGATGCTGATGTATGATACAAAGAACAAGGTTTATAGAGAGGTTAAGATTAACTCTACGGACAAGTGTAGACACTATTATCGACTCTCTTTACGAACCTGACTTTGACAAGGTAAAGGGAATGATATCTTCTTTAAAACTAGATTTAGAAAAAATACAAAACCAAATAAAATCAGATGAGTAAGGAAGAATTAAATGAAATAAAAAGTTTAGCTGAAACTTATTTTAAACAAGGACACAGAAACTTTACAGACATAGCCAGGCATATTCATGAAGACTTAGATATAGACGAATCGACTAGAACAATAGAGATAACCAGAAGAAGTATCTCCAACCATTTAAACAAATTAATTAGGTCGGAAGAACAACCAGCGCTTGCTGAGGCGTGTGAGGAAAGAGGAATTGATATCAGCTCCGTTGGTATAGCCTGGTCTAAAGATAAAAAATGGTCTATACAGTTTAGACCCAATAAAGAAAGTGGTCCAACGTTTGATCAAATGCTTGAGGATCATATTGATGCAGTTAAAAATCATACTTTTAAATATGAAACTATTCAGCGAACAATCGGTACTAATGATTATCTACTTGTTATTGATCCTGCTGATGTACACATTGGTAAGTTAGCGTCTTCTTTTGAAAC